ATGCTGCAAATAATTTATTTTTTAAGTAATCAATATCTTCAATAGTTGCATACTCTAATCCTGAAAGATTATCGATTTGTGTACCACTATCACCACCACGAACAGGAAGATAGAAATCTTCTGTTAGGTTTTGCATATTGTACTTTAAGTTGTAATCACCAGTATTTCTATCAACAAAAGGAACTTTCTTCATTTTGTTCATAATTCTTTGCATATAGTTATCTACTTCTGTTGGTGGGATATTACCGATATCAATTTTGAAAACTCTTTTTTCAGGTGCTCTCATAATTCTATGGATTAACATAGCATCTTCCATTAAAGATAATTGTTTCCACAATCTTCTACCATTCTCAATCATAGATTTACCATATGGTAACCAGTTAGTATCTGCTAATAATCTAAAATGAGCAACTTCAAAGTTTTCATATTGTTCTTTTCCATTCGGGTCCTCAGTAATTTTAAATTTTACTGAATTTGGATTTGAAGGGTCTGTTCTTTCTAATCTTTCTGTGTTGTAAACTGAATGAGGTGTTACGTTAACAATACCTTTACCTTCAGCAATTTCTAAACCTAAGAAGAAATCCCCATACTTACACATATTTCTTACCCATGGCCATAAGTTGAATTCAACATTAAGAATATCATAGAATAAGTTGTTTAATAAATCTTGTACTTTTTGATTATCTGAGTGAATCATAAGAGTATCACCAAATTCGTTCTTTAGTGTTGATTCATCTGCGTATATATCGAGAGCTGATGCTAATATTGGGTCGTTATCCATCGCATCGTAATCTCTAAAAACTTCTCTACGAACTTGTTGGTATGCCATTGATTGAGCACCACCTGCTTGTTCAAAGAAACTTTTTTGTAGTTTCGTATATCTATCTCTTAGAGAAGATAAATTTGTTTGTTGTCTTTCATCGGTATCAACAACTTTTCTCTTACCATCTTTATCGACAGTAACAACTGCTTGAGCTCTGAAGAGTTTCGTTAATCTACCAAAAAATGAAGTATCTGCCATCTTGTTCCTAATTTAATTTTATAACCTTTTAATTTTATTTTACCACTTTCTACATGACCAGTATCTAGCTTTATGTCTTGGACCTGGTGAATCACAATTGTGTCTTGCTCTAAATGCTTTTCTTGCATCTGGATTGTTCTTACGAATTTTCATCGTCTTTTCATTTCCCTTACCTTTGTGACCAAAGTTTACTTTTACTACATTACCTTGAGGATTTTTAACATATACTTTGAATTTTTTAACATCACCTTGCATTGGTTTACCAAGTTTTACTTTTCTTCCTTGGTATTCTGCTTCGTTAATATCAGATTTATACGATTCCATGAATTCACAGAATTCTTTAATATCATTGTAATTTTCTACGAAATACTCATTACAATAAGATTCGTTTTCGTTTTCACTAATTAATTTTTTCATTGAAATCATAATATTTTTCTCCTTACTATATAAATATAGATTTATTTAATTAACCAAGTTAAATCCTCATCTCTATCACCAACCCTTTGTTTCCAAGGATTATCTTCCATTGAAGAGTTACCACCAAATCCCATACCAACTACATCCAATGAATGTGCTCCAATACCACCTAATGCTTGTTTTGTTAAATCAATTCCTTCTTGTCTTAATCTAAGTGCAGTATCTCTAACCCACAATCCGATTGCGAATGCCATTGTTAAATCATCATTGTATCCACTCATGGCTTCGGCTCTATTTCCTCTCCATATAAATGTAAACAATTCATCAATTAATCGTGTTGAACGAACTGTTACAGATTTATCTCTAAAATAATCATCCAACTTTGATATAATCAAAGGTCGAGTTTTAGAAGTTGTCGAAAATCCTGCAACCATCCCTCGTTCCTCGGCACGGTATCTATTTGATAGTTGATGTTCAACATCTACATACTTTAAATCTTTACTCATGTAGAAAAGATTTCCATATCCTCTATCAATTACTTGTTGTATAACTGCCCAACCAATATTTGCGTTTTCAATTACTAATAGTGCTTGATTGTAATCAGTTGCCAATGAAACTAAAAAGTTTCCAAAATCTTTAGTATCCAATTTACCTCTGTATTCTGCAACTTGTGAAGCTTCTTCAACATCTATAACATGACATGCTGAATAATCAGTTGAATCTCCACGAGCAACATCCGCAACTACCATATATGTTTTATTATAGTTGGGATATTCCCACTTCCAAAGGTTTCCATCGAATCCTGTTTTCTCTATTGGTTCTTGACAAAAGGATTCTTTATAGAACATAAGAAGTTGAGGGTCAATCACAGTATCACCAGAAGAAACGAAATCACAATCACATTCTTGTGCGGCTCCCTTTACTCCTAATAGTACTTCTTGTTCATCTCTCCAATCTTGATTTCTTTCAGGATGAACACTCCAATGTAATCTGATTGGATTGAATCCGTTTTCTTCTTCTTCAGCACCTACCCAAGTTTTATGAAAGAAATTTCCGACACCATTTGGTGTAGAAAGAATAATTGCATTACCACCCGTTGATAAGGTAGATTGTGCTGATATCCAAATATCTTCAATCTTATCAATAAATGCAGCTTCATCAAATACCAATAAGGATAATGCTTCAGAACGACCAGCATCACCAGCGGCTGAAGTTGCTTTTATCTGAGAACCATTCGAGTATCTTAAGGATAGTTTGTTATCTTCTACTGTTGTTTGTTTTAACCATGATGGTAAATACTGATTCATTACACGAACCTTCGTTACAAGGTTCTTGGCAACTTCTTGTTTAGTTGCAATTACTAATACATTAAAATCTTGATTGAATAACATTTTCCAAAGTGAAAATCCCGCAGTTAAGGTTGAGATACCTGTTTGTCGAGATTTAAGGATAATGTTATAACGATGTTCTGCGAATTGGTCTAAAGTTCTTTCTTGAAACTGATATAAGTGAAAAGGAATCTTACCTCGCACAGGATGCTGAATCATACAATACTTTTTCATAAAGTAGATTGGGTCTTGTGCACATTTTTGATACTCAAGTTTAATTATTTCCTTTAAACTCTGTTTAGCCATTTTTTATTTTTTTCCTATTTTCCAATAGAGAGATGTTCCAACGAATGGTTTGTATTCTCCACCTTGATTAGATAAACCTACATTCAATCCATAGATATTCATCTTCTTAGTTTTTAACAATCCATTAACACTTAAGTTACCAAACCCATTTGTTTGGTCAACTCCTAATCCGAAACCATAATAAAATTCGTTTTTAGGTAACTCTTTTACAATGGTAGTATTGTAAACAGTTGGAATCTTGAAGAACCAATCAATTTCTCTTGATTCGATTCTATTTTGTGAAATAACATCAGTAAGAATACCAAATCCTAAACTACTATCTGGTTTTGCTCCTAATGAATCAGTTACTTCTGTTGGGAACTCATAAGTTAAGTTCAATGTATCTTTTACTGTTATTTTAGAAAAATAATCTTTAATAATTGCAAGTGAATCTACATCTATTGGTATTTCAACTTCTTTAATTACTTCTTTTGTAATGTACTTTGGTACATACTTTGTTACTTTAACTTCTTTTTCTACAAATACAGTATCTATTTCTTTTTTTATTAATTCAAAATCTTTACCATCTACATTAATGATTTCTTTATCTTCGAAATCCGTTCCACATCCTCTCATTAAAAAGATAACTCCTATTAATAGTAGGATAAATAATTCTTTCCACCTTTTTGATAGTAAACTAAATAAAATGCTCATAATTTTTTTCCTTTAATATATCGAAGGCCTTAATTCTTTTGTTTTCTAACTCTTCGATTTCTTTTGTCCCATTATCTATCATTTCTTGAATATCTTTTTTTGTATCTTCAATCGAATTTGGTAATTCCCACTTTTCAACCGTTCCATCTTCATTTACATATTCATAAAATGGTTTGATATCTTTTAGTGATTGTTTTAATTCTTCTAATTTTGTTTTACCAAACACAATCATACGAGTAAATATCTTATAATCTTGATATTCTTGAAATAATCCAACCGCTCTTAATTCGGTTTCTCTTATTGATGTACAATTCATGCAAAACCCACCATTTTGTATAAACTTCAAATCTTTTGCAGATTTTTTAATAGTTTTACACTCAGAGTTTTTACATTTTGATTTTTCTTCGAGATATTTTCTGATTTCTTGTAATGCTTCAGAATTTTTACCCGTTTTTAAAACATAGCCTTCTTTTTGTTCATATTTACTATGTTCATCTTCCCAAACATCACCTACTTTATGAGATTCTTTCTTTTTAGTCCAACCAACAGTTGTATTTTTATCATACTTTCCTGTCTGAACCATATCTACCAACTTTCTACGAGTTGGATGCATATATTTCTTTTTAAATTCTTTTCCCATTATTATACATTAGGTTATGTTGTGTATATAAATATATAAAAATAGAGAAACCGAAATTTTAGAAGAAAATACCGAGTATTTGATTTACTGATGCAAATGTTCCTGTGAGTTTGAAAGTATTACCATTATATAAGAATACAATACCTTCATTTGGTACAATTTTATTAGAACCACCAATAGAATTTAATCTACCAAGTTCTAATTTAAGTTTTTCTATCTTCTTTGGGTCACCTGATTTCTTAACATCTTTGATTGTTTTATCAATTCGTTTTTTCATATCACGAACTGCGGAATCAGGATTAACAGTTAAAGCAGATGAAGTAAATTCTAATACTTCTGCACCTAATCCTAAGAAAATCTGTTCAAACTTCATTAGATTCTGTTTAGAAATCTTTTTTTGGTCATCTTTATCTGTTTTCTTAGCCCACTCTAATGTTTTTTCATCAGTAATATTCTTTTTATCTAATCTAAACTTCTTATCCATGAATGCCCATCTCTTAACTAACCCCATTTTGGTTTTGTTATCGAGTGTTGATGGTGAATTTTTATCAACCCATTGTTCCCACCATGCTTGGTGATAGTTTGCAACACCATCAGTATCCTTTAAACTAAATTCTTTCTGTAATTTAGATATCTGTGATGAATATTTACTACGTTTTTTAGATAAATCTTGTGATTTTGGTAATTTTACAACAGGTGGGCCTTGAATAGTGTAGTTATCTTGTACATCTTTGTTCACTTGTTTAATCATACCAGCTAATATTCTTGCTGCTTCACCATTTTCACCTATAGCAACACCCTCATCGTTATATTCCATAGTTCCATGAAACACAAGTAACGCTTGGCCATAAGGAATCACATTAACTGATGTTGGATATATCACTTCAAGGTTCATAAAACACGCTCCTTGTTTGAATACCTTATCTCTTTGTTTATCTGAAAGGGATTTTATTGCATTTGAAAGGTCTTTCATAGCATAATTGTATGCATCTGATAAACCTCCTCTACCTTGGAACTTATCTGATACACCTTTGATATCTAAAGCGTTCTCACCTTTGTTTTTTAAGTGTCCTTTGTTTCTTGCTGCTACTAATCTCCCATCTCTCCATGAAATAGCAAGAGCTTGACCATCGGTTTTCTCTCTGGTGTACTCAAGTGTACCTTCAAGTGCTCTATTTACGATATCTTTAAGTTGTCCAAAGGTTAAATTGATATCAGTATCAAATGGGTGAGACATATGTCCATACGCACCACCTTCTTGGAGTAATTTAGATTCGTTTATGTTTTCTTTTATTAGTTGTTGTGGTGTTTTAGTGTTTGGTAAAAACATTTCAACCAACTTATCATCAATATCACTTATTAGTTGTTCTATTTCATTCATAAATTTTTCCTTTTCTTTATTTTTAATCCACAATCCTATTTCAGGTCCTTTGATATCAGATGGAACATCCTTTCCACCAATAGATAAGTTAAAGTTTACGAACTTTTTCATATCCTTCCCAATCAACTTACCAAATTTAAGGATTTGGTCATCTGATAAAGATGTTTTTTCTTGTAGTTTCTTGAATACTACAATTTCTTCTGGTCTAAAGTGTTGTAGTGATACTAAAAATACAATATTATTTTTTTCGTCATTAGAATAAGTTAATTTGTTTAATTGTTTTCCTAATACCGAAGGTGAATTCTTTTTGAATAGTGATGCAAGGAACAAGATATAATCATTATCCTTGATGTAAGGTTTAGATATTTTAAGATTTGGGAATATTAGTGAAGTGAATCCAATCTTATCATTCAACTCCATATACTTTTTAGTATCTTTAGCTGATTTGATTGATTTTATAACCTCATCTCTAACTCTTTCAAATGATACTCCTTTAAGTGATGGGTCTTTTTGTAAAGCATCAAGTAATTCTTTATCTAAGTTACCACCCAACCTTGCTTGGAATCTTAAAGCTCTTAGTTTTCTTAACGGGTCCTCATCAAATCTTTCTTCTGCCTTACCAACTGTTCTGATTTTCTTCTTTTGTAAATCTTTTATACCACCAACTAAATCAACTATCTCTTTTCTATCGATATCATAGAATAAAGCATTAATAGTTAAATCTCTTCTTCGTACATCACCCTCGATATCTGTATAATCAACAGATGAAGGTCTCCTACCTTTACCAATATCTTTTCTAAATGTTGCTATTTCATGTCCACCAACCATTACAACTCCGAATGATTTACCAACCTCAACAGTTTTCATTCCTAAATCCTTGGCAATCTTTAAAACCTCATCTGGTTTTGCATCTGTTGCCAAATCAAAGTCCTTTGGTGATTTTCCAAGTATAGCATCCCTTACAGCTCCACCAACTACATAAAGTTTCTTACCATTCTTTTTAAATCCTTTTTGAATTTTTAGAATATCTGATGGAACTCTTAATTTTAAAGTAGATTCATCCAATCCACCTCTATCGTGTTTAGAAAATTTACTTAGTTTACTAAATAAAGGATGTGATTTTAAATCTGCCTGTTTCTTTGGTCTCATATCAGATAGTTGTTTGTATCTCATATGATTTTTTACGATATAATGAACCGAATCCACATCTCCACCAACTGATTGAATCCATTTTTTGTATTTGTTTACCAAGTTCGCAGATACTTTCTCATGACCGAAGTGAGTAATATGTCCTTTCTTTGGATGGATACCAGCAGTTTCATCTTTTCCTATATCATGGAACATTGCTGCAATTGCAATATCAATATCATCTTCTTTGATTGAACGATTTACAACTGTGATTGTGTGTTTAAGAACATTTCCTTCAGGATGTTTATCTACTCTCTGTCCAAAGTTCTTTAGATTGTAAACTCTCTTTTGTAAATCAGAAGGCATTTTCTTAAATAACGATTTAAAATCTTTTATTCCTAATTCTTTTAATCCTTCTTTAACTACTTTGTCTTTTTTTAACATTTGGTGTAATTCACTACCATCTACATCTTTACCAAATCCTTTACCAATTTGTTTTTTCCAAAGTAACTCTAAAAACTTCTTTTTTTCTTTATCTGATAATCCTTTTATCTTTTGGTTGATTTGTTTTCTGTTTTTATAAACATACTTTTTAAAATCCATGTAAAAGAATTCATTTACTTCTTTGATTGGTTCGTATTGATACTCTTTATCGGAATCTGCTGTTTTTCTATATTCCTTATTTTGTTTATCAAAACGTTTCATATCTTCAGGTCCTGCATACCCAATCATGTTTTCGTTTTTACCTTGAAACTTATCAAATTCTTTTTGTCTAAGAGCTGGTAGAAATCTAAACTTAGCTCTTTTCATTATTCTACCTTTTTTTCTAACTACGTTTTTGTGAACTACTTGTGATTGTTTTATACTTAAATCAGATTTTTTGATATCAGGAAATAAATCTTTTGCAAACTCATCATAAACTTGTCTATATGCCATTTTGTAAGCAATCTTCTTAAGTTTAGCAAGAGGTTTTCTTCTTTTCATCGTTCTTGCTCTTCTTCTTGCTATTTGAGCTCTCTTACCAGCCATTGCCGCTTTTCTTCTCAATTTATCAGAAGGTCTCATTTTCCCTCGTTCATCGAGTTCTTCATTCAAACCCATTTTCTCTTTCCAAGAATCAAATGCATCAAAATCATACTCTTGTTTCTGAGAATCCCATCCACATGAATGACATAAGTACTTTTCGGTATCTTCAGATTCAATTTCCCAAGAGTGATTACACTTTTTACACTTTACAGCTGTTCCTGCAAGTTCTGATATAAACCCTTCCTTAACCATTCTGAAGTTAACTACTTTTCTACCATTAATAGTAGGCATCCCATGTTCATCTTTACCGATTGATTTAACAATTGTTTTCTTGTTTTTAAATCTACCAGTCATAATAGTATCCCCAACTTTAATTGGTAGTACTATATTTTCATTTAAAGATGCTTCATACTCTTGTTGTGCTTTCTTATCACCTTTTTGAGAATCTAACGATGCATCTTTTACATCCTTATTGATTCCCAATCCTTTTACTAACTCATAACCAACCATTGATGCACTACGAGTTACATGCTTAAACCACTTAGAATAAGCATCAGTTGAATAGATATCTACTTGGTTATTTGCAGTTGTTGTACCCAAGATACCAGCAGGAAAAGGTGTTACCGCTCCAACAGGCCCATTGGGATAAATTGGATGGTCGTAAATATCTTCTAACTCTTTGTTAGAAATCATATTAACTACCTCATAACCAATTCGTGTTGCTCTATCTACATTTATCTTGGAAAATACATCGTAATTGGGAAAAAAGAAGTTTGGCCCATCATCTGCTTGACCACTTCCCATCTTAGAACTCTCATTGATTAACCACTCCTCAATCATCTCTTTAGAAATTTCAATTCCCTCATCGAGTTTATCAGTAATCATCTTAAAGATAGTTGCGTTGAACTTTCCATACGCTCGTTTCTTAAAGAAATCCTTTTTCTGTTCATCAGAACCAACCGATAAACCATTACGAGTTTCTGTACCACTTATTCCACCACCACTTTGAGGTGCAACATAAACATAACCACCATCCCTATATCCCACAGATGGTTCTCCTTTGTATGATTGAAAGTATTTACCACTATCTGGCTTTAATCTACTTTTATCTTTCTCACCAACAACAGTTACGAATGCAGTTGTTTTCTCATCAAACTTTTTAAGAATTTCTGTGGGTTTGTATGGATTTCTGACTTTATGTATTTTGGATTTTGGTATTCCAAACATAGTAGTCATAATTTTCACCTTCTCTTTGAAGTTAAAAGGTGATTTAGGTTTTTCAACCTTATCAGATGTACCAACATAAACATTATCCTTACCGAACTTTTTGACAAGGTGTTGGTAAGTACCATAGTGTCCTTTGTGCATAGGTTGAAACCTACCCACATAGATAACTACTGTTTTTTTAATAGGATTCGCATCCTCCATTATACTCTCTACGAGAAATTTGGAAAGTTCATTCATATTTGGTACACCTTGTCAGTATATAAATATGGAAGAAAAAAGAATTAATGATTCTTGTAAATAAATGGGTCTCTTTTACGAAGTTCTTCTAATTTCTTTTTATATTGTTTTTTTAATTTTCTCTTGATATACCAACTTTTAACGTACACATATGGAAATAAAAATATTTTTTTTAAAACACTCATAATTTAATTTTTATAATATAGTTCAGGATACTCTACTAATATATGTATTCCACCTTCAGATAAAGCTTTCTTATATGCTGGTAAAATCTTTTCCGATGTATCTAATTTTTCAATAGTACAATTCGTAACAATATCTCTAAACGCATTTGTATAATCTGCCTTATGTTGATGGCCTGGGTCTAATGGTGTATCACTTCCCTTACCAACTCTTACAATCACATTTGGTTTCCATTCACCATCAGACATTGCTTCTAACTTATCTAAATGGTTTACTAATTGATTTACTGCAAGAATTAAGAAATCCCACCTTGGATAAAATGTAACAACTTGATGGCCGGTCATTGCCAATCCCATTGTCATTCCCATTTGGGTTTCTTCCATCACTGGTGTTTCTATCATTCTTTCTTTTGGTAATCCCTCAATGGTTTTACTCATTGGGTTACCATAATAAACTATCTGTTGTCCGATGAATATTGTTTTATCATCTTCCATTGTAAGTTTCATTGCTTCTGTTAAAGCATCTAAATAAGGTGTGTATTCTGGACTACTCATTTATATTGTTTTTATAATGTTCATATGTTTTTCTAATACCTTCTTCAAATCCATACTTAGGTAACAACCCATAATCTTCTTGTTTTTCGGTATTCATTTTTCTCTTTGGTTCTCCATTTGGTTTTGAAGTATCCCAATTTATTTTTATATCTTTACCACTAATTTTTATTGTGGTTTCAATCATTTCTTTTATAGTTGTTTCTACACCACTACCAACATTTATAATTTCAGTATGTAATCTTTTTTTAGCGGATATTAAACACGCTTCAGCAACATCACCAGCATATACATAATCTCTTATTGGTGTTCCATCTCCCCACGCTTCAATTTCTCCATCTGATTCATAAACCTTTTTGATGGTTGCTGGTATAGCCATGGCATTTTCTCCGTAATTATCATATTCTCCAAATATATTTGAAGGTCTTAGTATTGTCCAATTTATCCACCCAAATTGTTGCCTATACGCATCTATAATTAATTCAGGTACTCTTTTACTCCAAGCAGGAAACCAATCATGTTGTGATGGAAGAGTTTCCCAAACAGTATCTTCTTCAAATTCTTCTGCAGATGCATATACACCAACTGATGATAGAAAGCACATATAAGCACTATGATGTTGACAATTTTTTATAAGGTTAATATTTGCTTGTATTGATGGTACAAGAAAATTAACAGGATATGATTTAGCTGTTGCAGGTGTACCTTTGATTCCAAAACAATTCATTACATCGTTTATATTGTATAATTCAAATATTGCACTAACCTTATGATAATCTGTTAAATCAATATTATGAAATACAAATTTATCACCAAATTGTTTGTAGTCATATTTAGGTTCTTTAATATCAATACCAACAACAACATAATCATCTGGTATAGATTCTGCTAATTTTTTTACAACATGATATCCAACTAACCCACTACATCCTGTAACAAGAGTTGTATGTGTATATTCTTTTTTCATAGTTTTTAAAATACTACCCACTTACCAGTACCATAGTGTGGATATTTTGATTCGTAATTATAATATACTACATCTTCTGGTAGTTCTCTTTGAATACCATTCCATGTATCTAAAGTTGGTGTGTTGGTACTCACACCATTATCTTCTACAACAAAATAAAGTGGTAAATCATAGTTTCTTGCATATTTGTGAACTTCATAAAAGATTCCACTTTCAAATGCCATATCTCCAACAAAAACCCAAACTTTATCATCACCACCATTGTACTTGATTGATTTAGCAACTCCTAATGAAATAGGTAGAGTACCTGTTACAATTGCGGATGAGTAAAACTTAGAATCTTTATCTACAATAGTAATTGATTTACCATCCAATATTTTTTGTTTTAGTTTTGATTCCTCTACACCATGTAAAAGTGCATGATAATGAGACCTCCAAGTTGAGAATACCCAATCTGTTGGAGATATTTTTTTGAACACTTCTATAAGTTGTTCTTCGTTTCCGTTTGATAAGTGAATTGGGCCTCTAATTTCACCATTTTCCCAATGTGAAATAATATCATCTTCAAATGCAATTAATTCTTCTTTTGAGTAATTACCCGATTCCCACCTATCTTCATGATAATCTAAATTTTTAATTTTCATATAAAAATATTTTTTGTATAATCTGTATCATCTGTTTTGTTTACAATTTCACAAACTATTTTGTTATTGTTTATAAATCTATCTTTGTGCCAGTTGTAAAAATCTTTGATTACATCTGGATTATTTTTTATTTTGTTTATCTCATTAAATATTAGTTTGATTCTTTTAACTGGATTCTTTTCATAATCATATGAATGGTCAATCAAATCATCAAAGAAATCAAAATCATAAATTTCTCTTAAGGCCTTTAAATGATTGTATGGAGCTACAATTAAAGGTATTTGATAATAGTAAAATGGTTTTAGAGATTTTTCAGTTATGTGAATAACATTTTCAGTAAAATCTGTTTCTGTTACAATATTTACATAACTATTTTTAAAAGTATTAACATCTATAATACCAGAATCTATTTCATTTTTTTCAAATTTGTCTTTTTCATAAAAACTTAACTTTGAACCTTCTTTTATTATTGAATCATAAGAATCTATAAAAGTTTTTGAATCCGATTTTAGAGCCTTAATAAATGAATCACTATCATCACTTACACTAAAATCTATGCAAGAATAATCTACCTTTTCCAATAAATTATTTTCTTTTAATAAAACAATAGTTGATAATCTATGATTCCACATTTTATTATTATGACACATAAACAAAAATGGTTTATCTTTATCTGAGTATTCAACTTTGTTTTTTTGTAAAATTTTAGAATGTTCAATAGATTGGTAAAATGGAAAATAAAAATTAATATTACTTTTCATATCACTCAAATAATTTTCTATTCTTTTGTTGTTTACATATAAATAAATTTTACTCGTATCAATATAATTGTTTAAGCAATATTGATTAAAAGAAAAAATATCATCTTCACGAAAACATTCGTTTAAATGAAATATTATAACCTTTAAGCCCTTTTTGATATATTTTTTTAAATCATCTGAAAATACATCTTGGTTATTTGTATTTAGATTATTTAAATTTACTATTGGGTAAAAAATATCATTGAAATCAGAAACTTCATTTTCTTTTACAAATTCTAATTCAAAATTAAGTTGTTCAAATATTACAGAAGTAATTGAGTTTCTTTTTTCTAAATTATTTTCTCTAAAAAAATATTGTTCAGGTAAAAAATTTGATAGTATATTATCTAATACCTTTAATTTCATGGTGTATCTCTTTTTGATAGTAGTGGTTGTGTACAAGGCCAATCTATATTGAACTTCGGGTCATTCCAAAAAACAGTTCCTTGATTCTCTACATCATTATATTCACCAGGATATGCTAACTTATAATAAAAAACAGAATTATCTTCCATCACATAATGGCCATTCGCGAATCCAGGTGGAATTAAAACTTGTGTCTGTGTCTGTGGTGATATTATATAAGTTTCCCAACTTCCATATTGTGGATTAGTTACTTTGTTACCACCCCTAACATCCAAAACTACCAAATACATTTTTCCATGAATACAACTGATAAGTTTCCAAGTTTTATCATCATAGTGCATTCCTCTTAATACACCCTCTTGAGATTTTGAATATCTATCGTGTTTCCATTGAACTCCCTTTTCTCTTTCTTTAACAGGTAACATTCTATCATAATAATCAGAATGATATAATGTAGAAATCTCTCCCCTAAGTTCGTGATAAACAGCGGGTTGGATAATCTTAACTCCACCTGTTAAAACCTTTGAACTATATATGTGAATATCGTTCCATGCTCTTTCCTTATAGTAAATACTTCTATTAATTGATGCCATTTATAATTCATTTTTGTTAATTATCGAAACCCCTCGTTTCTGAACAACTTGTGTTGAACACTTGTTAGCAAATTCAATTGATTCTTCAATATTATATGTATGTATATATTTAAATATTAAACCTGCCAAAAAACTATCGCCGGCACCAGCTACATCCTTTACACTAACTTCTTTTGTTGGATAGTTTTTTCCATTAAAATCACAACCATTCGGTCCTCTTGTAATAATTGTTTTACCTTTCAGCCAATCATTATTATCAATCTTATCTTTACTTCTCAAATATTCATGATAGTTTATTTTTATAAAAGAAATATGTTTACACCAATTACCAAGTTTCTTTTTTGTATCTAAGAAAGTTGGACAATTACATTTTGATGAAATTTCTTCTATATCCTCTTTTGATAAAAATCCTTTATTATAATCTGCAAATACAACTAAATCAAAGTCATCAAGATTTGGTAATTCTGCTAAATTAAGATTAGAAACTTCATCATTTTCATCTATTCGTAATAAAATGTAATTATAAGAGTTATCAACGTACCTTATTTTTACAATTTCTTCTGAATTACATATTAGTTGTGTATCTACATCGAGAGATTTTAAATTTAATTCTACATTTTCCGCCATTCCCTTTGAGTAAACTTCTCTTAAAGGTTTTATGACAGGGACGGGTGCTTCTGGTGATAATCTTAAAACATCACCATAAATAAAAACATCATCACAACTTTCTCCTATAACTAATACTTTCATTACCAACTAATTTCCCAATCTTTAAAATCTGATGCTATACAATCTACTTTATAATCTTTTCTACCACCATCTAATTCTTGTATCTTATTTTTGGCAGTATTTCTGATTCCATTCAATCCATGTGTTAACAATAAGTTATTTCCTACATCTTCACCATTTCTAGCATTATCTTCATTGTACCAAATATGAGTATTCATTTGAGATAGTACAATTACTGCTCTGATAAAATCTCCATCTACTTTCAGTTGTTTTACAGTTGTTAATATTTCTGTAATATCGTGTACGATTTCTTCAATCTCTTTTTGGTATTCTTCTTTGTGTTTTGGTATTTTGACTTCTTTTAATTGAACTATTGTTAATCTATCAATTAATTCACCAAGTGTAGGTAGGTATTTTCTCATATAACATATTTTTTATAAATATTCTGTTTTCTTAAATCTCCATAAAGTTCTGATGAACCACATGGTTCATTATAATTTTTTATTCTATCCGAATTGAATATCTTCAAACCCTTATATGCTGATTCTGGACTCATATACATATGCCAACCCACACATTCAAACTCATCTTCTTTATACACTCTATCTTTATGTCTACCATCATAAATCATCGGTCTTGCCCATTCGTTGAAGTCAGGTCTGTTTGTAAGAATCATCCCACCCTGTCCTATGTTTAGTATTTTTTTAAGATGAAATGATAGAATCATAAATTTATCTTCATATCCTCTTCCCATACTTTCATAAAATGCAGTTGCCGCATCAATAATACCTGTGTCTCCAAGTGGATACAATCCTTTCCATTTTATATCTCTAAATTGAGGTCTGTTACCACTCAAAATAATTTGATTTGGAACTGATACATAAGTATTTGCTGGTATTTCAATATCTGTATCTGTAATGTTTAAGTAGTGTAAACACAATCTTATTGCGTTAGAATTTGAATCACATGCAATACCATATCTGTAACCTGTATATTCTGCAACCTCGTTTTCAAAATGAGTTACCCAATCCCATGGGTCATTTATTTTATATTCTTTCATTTATTTTGGTTTATATCCATAATCTTCTCCACCCTGTCCAACAAAGTGACCATCCCAATTTTCTTCTTCATGTAATTTGTGATGTGAGTATTCATTAGATTTATATGTACTTCGATGTGGTGGATTATCCTTATCATATTCTGATTTAGAAATATAGTAAAAGAATCTTATTGCACATCTTGGTTTATCTTCAGGTGATTTTACTTCACTAACTCTGTGATACGGACCATGTTTAACATTTTCATTAATTACTAATCGATTAAATTTTG